GCCTATGAAAAGAATGGCGTTGAGTTAGAGGGCATACTCGTTTTGCAGGGCGCACAAGGACTCGGTAAGACCTTATGGTTCAAGCGCCTATGTGATTACAATAAAGGCTGGCTCTTAGAGGGTGCAACGCTCAACCCTTCTGACAAGGACTCTGTTAAGAGAGCCGTTAGTCATTGGATTGTAGAGCTAGGCGAAATCGAGTCTACCTTTAAGAAGTCCGACATAGATCAGCTGAAAGCGTTTGTGACGTCGAAGACGGATGAACTGAGGCTACCCTACGACCGAGCATTTACGACCTATCAGCGCCGCACGGCGTTTTATGCCAGTGTGAACGCACGCGAGTTTTTAACGGACACGTCTGGAAATCGAAGATTTTGGGTACTCGCTGTCAGAGATATAGACGTCAATCACGGCGTCAACATGCAACAGCTGTGGGCCCAGGTAAAAGAAACAATGTATGTGCCTGGACAAAAGAATTGGTTTCTCTCGCCAGATGAGCGTGAGCTCTTGCAAGATAGTAATGAGCAATATCGAACACAATCGAGTGTGGAGGATCTTATCTTGGAGCATGTGGACTTTACGAGCGACCGCACTCAACCGGTACAAATGACTAAGCTCTTGCGCGATTTGGGGATCAAATCCCCGAGGATGCCAGACTTCAAAGAAGCAAGCCGTGTCCTACACGAAAGAGGCATCGAGCCGCGCAGAAGTAATGGCAAGAAGATATATGACATAGATTACACGCCGATTGAGGATGACTTGGGCGGATCATTGGGGAGTAATTGGAATGATTAAACAAATGAAAAAAATAGGCAATGCAACATTGTACTGTGCTGACTGTAATGATGTCTTTCCTTTACTAAAAGACATAGATGCCTGTGTCACAGATCCGCCATACGGCCTATCGTTTATGGGCAAGCAGTGGGATTATGATGTCCCTGGTGTAGATATTTGGACGCAAGTGCATGATGTATTAAAACCTGGTGCACATCTTCTATCATTTTTTGGCTCCCGCACTTATCACCGAGGAGCTATTCCGATAGAGGACGCAGGGTTCGAAATAAGAGATCAACTTATGTGGATCTATGGTAGTGGCTTTCCCAAGTCATATAACATAGCTAAAGGTATTGAGGGCAAACTTACGCATGGTTCAGCAAATTGGAATGACTGGAACAAATTAGATGGCGATTTGGTAGATAGCAAAATAGGCTACAGTAAAATGCAACATAAGCAAGGTTACAGAGATAAAGACTATTCTGAAAAAAAACATATACAAAATGTAAAATTTCACACAAAAGAGGCACAGCAATTTGAGGGTTGGGGTACAGCACTGAAGCCAGCACATGAGCCTATCGTTATGGCTAGGAAACAATTTAAAGGCAGTGTAGCTGAAAATGTACTACAGCATGGCGCTGGTGGTATTAATATAGATGAGTGTCGGGTTGGAACGGATAATATGAAGTTTACTAAAGCAAGTAGTTTAGGAAACGATATGACTATGAGTGGTGGCAAAGCAAACAAAGATTATAAAGGTGAGGATAAACAAGGAAGATTCCCAGCCAATGTCATGCACGATGGTTCTGAGGAAGTGCTGGAAATATTTGCAGATAAAGCACGATATTTTTATTGTGCGAAAGCAAGTAGGAAAGATAGAGATGAGGGGTTGGATGCTTTGCCAAGCCATCACAAGGGCACTTATGCACAAGATGAATGGTCAAAAAATAATATGGGTAATACACCAGATAACAAAAGAAATCCTGTTAAAAACATACATCCAACAGTTAAGCCAACGGAGTTGATGCGTTATTTGTGTCGCCTGGTCACACCGCAAGGTGGGGTTGTGCTTGATCCATTTATGGGTAGTGGTAGCACAGGTAAGGCGGCGGTTATGTCTGGCTACGAGTTTGTGGGTGTAGAAATGGACGAAGAATATTTTGAGATAGCATGTGCCAGAGTGGAAGCAGCACAAAAACAGCGAGGTTTGTTTTGATAATAGACATAGTGCTTGGAGTGTTAGGTACACTGTTTGGGATGGTTGCTGCGAGCGTACTCTTGTTCATGCTGTATATGATATTTGATAAAGATTAGCAAATATATGCAAAGGTTTATAACAAAAGGGTATAGCAAAGGGTATAGCAAAGGGTATGCTGAAATGCTGTATTTATGGGGGTTTGAGCTACTATTAGTGTATAGTGTATATATATATAAAGATATTATTATTTAGTGGTTATAAGATGGTATTCTTATGGGTTACAAATAGGGTATTTAGAAATGGTTATACACTACCCTCTATACACTGGTTGAATTATGAATGAATGGCATGGCGGTAAAGGATCAAGAAAACGTCCGTATGATCCAAAGGTTTTTGATAGAGAGTTTGATAGAATATTTAAACGCAAGAAAGTTAAAGCAATGTGTGAAAAATGTGGAAAGTATATTGTGATAGAAGATATTAAAACGCATGACTGCAAGGAATAGATATGCCAAAGAAGATTAAGAAGAAACCAATCGCCGATGCGCCGTTGCAATTTGATAAAGATGAGGAGCACGGCTTAACTGAAATGCAGGCCAGCTTTGTTTGGCATTACACCGAAGGTGCGTGCGGTATGACGGAGGCAGCTAGAAAAGCTGGGTATGAGTTTCCAAGTCAGTCGGCGAATAAATTATTGAACGGCAAAGATTATCCAAATGTGGTTAAAGCTATCCGAATTAAACAAGATGAGCTCGCAGAAAAATATGCGATCACTCCACAAAAGACTGGCACAATGTTGTGGAAAGTTATGGAAAGTGCATACGAAAGTGGGCAGTTCAATGCAGCGGTCAGTGCTATCAAAGAGCTCAATCAACTCGCTGGCTTATCAATCAATAGATCTCAAAACATAAACATAAATGCTAACCTAGAGAAGATGAGCAGGGAGCAAATCAAAGAAAGATTAGGACAGTTGCTTGGTGCTGAAACCTCAAACTATTCTGCAAAAGATAAATAGATAAATAACTTGCTCTGGAGCGCTTTCCGGTCAGAAACAAAAAAATCTGAAAAAAAACAAAAAAATGCCGTAAGTCATTGATTTTGCGTGCTTTTTTGGGTGTGCAATCCTGTATTCTTTTGTGCAACTATGTGCAACTTGTGAGCACAACAGTAACGCGCAACAAATTGGAGTCCCTAGGATCGGCTTTTTTGCTGGCATTTGATTAATTAGGGACCCCTACCACCCGTATATACAGCAGCGCGTTGTAGTTGTAGCTATAACTAGGTTTGATACATTGAATCACAAGAAAAACTCAAGGCAAAAAAATTTTGTGAAAAAAATTTTGCAATGCGTTTGCAATTTTTTGCAAATTTTGAGAAACTTTATCAATGCCGATTAACTCCAGAAATAAAGGCGCAACATTTGAACGTGATATAGCGAAGATCCTCAATGGTTTTTTTGCTGACAATGACATAGATTTCCAAACCAAACGCAACTTAGACCAATACCAACAAAAAGACCTATGCGATTTGGATATACCCTTTCATGCGGTTGAGTGCAAATTCTACAAAGAAGGCGAATGGTTAAAGTCCGCCTGGTGGGATCAAGTTTGCAGTGCCAGTAATGGTAAGATTCCTGTACTGATATTTAAGTTCAACCGCAGACCAATTCGTGTTTGCATACCCCTGTATGCGATTAACCTGGAGTGGCCGCACGAAAACGACAAGATCTGTGTCATGGCGATAGATGATTGGCTTGATACATTGAAAAACAACTGGCAGAACTATGAAAAACATTTTGTGGTTACAACATGAACTATAAATTCAACAAATTTTATTACAAACCATTGCCGGACAATCTAACGATTAAAAATAGTGTTATCGAAGGCTTGGGACTCTTCGCAGCTGAAAAGATACCAGCTGATACAGATTTAGGTATGACTCACATTAAAATACCAATTATTAATGGCTACGTTCGTACGCCTTTAGGTGGTTTTTTAAATCATACAGAAACACCAAATTGCTGCTTAATAGAACTTTTGGATTGGGACGATTATAGGATTTTTCATTTACATACAATAAGTCATATTAACGAGGGTGATGAGCTTACTTTAAATTATCATGCAGACGAAAACTGATATTCTACCTAATCACGGCGTAACCGGTCTGTCTGTCAGCCAAGATGATGTAGAACTGTTCTTAGATTATGTGGTTGAAGCCGAGGGAATCGTGGCCAAAGTGCACGATAAAGGCGATGAAATCGAGCAAACGACTGTCCGGGACGCTACTATTTACTATATTGATGAAAAACAGACGCGTTTGTATCAAATTTTGAACAAAATTGCCTTTTCAGCCAATAAATACTTCAAATATGACATTACTGGCATAGAAAAAGCGCAGATAATTCACTATAAAGCGCCATCTAACGGCTATGAATACCATTTAGACATAGGACCAGAGGGTACAGCTGCTACACGCAAGATCAGCATGAGCCTGTTGCTCAATGAAGACTACGAAGGCGGCGAAATTTGCTTCCGTTCCAGCGAAAATGAGAGCTGTACGCGCCCAAAAATGGGTGAAGTGGTAGCATTTAGCTCTTTTTTGTCACATAAAGTCAAACCTGTGACCAAAGGCGATAGATATGTCGTTGTTGCTTGGTTTAATGGTCCGCCTTTTAGATAAATTAAGTCTGTGCTAAAATTTTTGCATGACCGAAGATGAAAGAAAAGCATTGCAAGAGCGAATACAACAGAGCGACCTGTCTGCTTTTTCATCTATCGGCAGTCCACTGCCAGGAACAGGTATTTATTACAATTCAGAAGACCGAGCACAACTAACACCAGCACAGACCGCTTATATAGGAGCTATTTTTGCACCGGGCGCAGGCATAGCAGATGCAACTGGTAATTTTCCAGAGTTCCCCGGACCAGATGTAGCGCTAGAAGATGCTTTTGCTGGCGATCCTATGCCAAGTATGCGTGAAAACATAGCCGCAGGAGGTATCGACAGATATGTGATAGCTCCACTACAAGGACTAGGTGTTTTGGGAGATGCAACTTATGCAGCACCCTTTGTCGGACCTCTACTTGGAGCAACTGTTGGTTCTGTCTTAAAAGGTGTTGGAGCTTTAAGTGCGGTTCCAGGCATGATTGCAAAAGCAAAGAAAACTTCCACAGGCATTGAGGCACTCAAAGGTACAGATGCAACCAAAGCTGCGCTCAAAGAAA